TTCAGCTTCTATTGTATCATACTGCTCTAAGTCTGTTTGTAACTTGGAGCACATCTCAAGATCGGAGGTAACTAATCCATTGATGAATTGGATCTGTTCCTTGAGGGTATCGATCTCTTTTCCCCTTTGAACATTGCTTGCAGATGCCTGCTCTTTGAGATCTGCAATGAAACGCTGCTGCATTTCAACCTTCTCTCTAGCAATGTCAAACTTATACTCATAGTCACGAATAGAATCTTTGAGAGACTTAACTCGATCCTTGAGTAAGGTGTTCATCGTAGAGAAGATCTTGATGTCTAGAAGATCTTCAATCACTTCTCTACGATTGGCAGGGGTCAGTTGCATGAATGGAACAAAGGTGGATGACCCGAGGATCACAACCTGCGTAAAGGACTTGTAGTTAAGTTTCAGTACGCTCTGTTCCAGATGCTTCTGTTGGTCAGCGGCAGATGCCTCTTGATTCTGCATCTTGCCATCGATGTAGATTTCAAATAGTCCAGGTTTAATTCCTCGACGAATTTTATATTCACGAGAACCAATACTAAACTCTACTTCGACTAGGCAATCCTTTTCGTTAATCGCATTGACCAGTTGTGGTTTATTGATCTTACGAAAAGGTTTGTTGAACAATGCAAAACAGATAGCGTCCAGCATAGTGGACTTACCTGCACCATTGGATCCAACAATCAGAGTAGAAGGACTTCCGTCAAGACGGATTTCAGTGAATGCATTACCAGTAGAAAGAAAGTTCTTCCAACGGATTGACTTAAAGAGGATCATAAACGATAAAAAATTAATCTTCCCTAGGAGGTATCACTATGTCATCAGGAGTAATAACATAGTATTCAAAACCGTGGCTCACACAAGCACGAATGACATCATCATCGTCCACTTCTACCACTGACATTTCTGGAAAGTCATCTGCTTCCAGAAGACCAGCATAGCGCACTGCGTCGTCTTTGTCAACAAAGATGTACACAACCCTCTCGCCATCGTCATTATGGGCAGCATAGGCACCCTCTTCTTCCTGACCTGAGACAGCGAGTATAAACATCAAACCAACTCCAGTGCTTCTACGTACAGTGACTTAAGAATACTCTTAAGAGAGTTCTTATCGGAGTGCTCCATGTCATCAACATACCTCTCAAGTATAGTCAAGGTATCTTCTTTTTCAATATCAATCTCTTCGTTGATGTCTTGCTCGAAGGAAGGATCTTCGATGATCTTTACTTCGAGAACACCAGCAGCATAGAGTTGACTTAAGAAGAAATCAAATTTACTAGAATCTGTTTTCTTCTCTATGACAATCTTGATAATCTTGTTTGAGTAATCCGAATACTTGAACTTAGAAATATTTACACTAGTTTCATCGTAGTAGATCTTGTCATAGATCTCAAACGGATTACGGATAAACTCTCGCTCTAGAGTGTCGGTGTCGAAGATGTGGAATCCACGGGGATCTTTATAGTCGTTCCAGTAGATTTGATAGGGGTTTCCGAGGTAGTGGACGTTTCCTCTGGAAGATCGGTGATGGTAGTGACCAGACATGACCGATTTGAACTTCTGAAATAACTCGCTGCCCATACCGTGGTCCATGATGTGTCCTCGATGAGCTTCAAATCCGTTGAGCTCAAGGTGCCCCATCGCACAGTCGCAATTTGTTTCTTCAATAAGTTGGAGAGTTTTTTCAGCATTGTTTTGATTGATCCATGGAATAAACAAAATACCCAGTCCGCCGATATTCACTTCGGTTGGGTCAGAGTACACCTTAATATTATCATACTGCCCTAGCAGGTTATCTAGGGTATTGATCTCATTGGTGTCTTTAAAATATGCAGTGTGGTTACCCACAACAGAATAGATGTTGATACCCATCTCGTTAAGACGGTCGTAGTAGTTCTCTCGTGCCCACTGGATAGACCACAGGTCAACGTTCCTACGATTGTCAAAGGTATCTCCCAGATCGAGAACCACTTTGATTCCACGCTCTTCGAGAGTGGGGAAGAAAACTTCATTATAAAATTTCAAGAAGAAGTCGTGGAACACACGACTAGACTTACGAGCACCAAAGTGCTGGTCAGTGATAATAGCAACTTTCATCGAGTACGCATCAGAGGGGGCAGTTTTCCAGTCATGTCAATGCCAAAGAAGTTTAGGGTTAAACGCTCCTTGGTTCCAAAGGTTTGGACACCATGATGGGTTTGTCCAGAGAACATCACTAGTCTATTATACACGTTCTCAACCTTTACGGTTTCGATGTATTGGTTGTGAACTCTGTCATAGATCTCATCATACTCTTCTTGAGTTTTGTCCAGTGTTCCGAGATACAACTGCTCTTTGACTGAGATCTCATCTTTGGTTTGTAGAGAGTATCCATCTTTAGTTCTGTAGACAGATGTTCCTGTGTCTGGTTCTGGATCTCTTGTCAAGTAAATGATTCCACCAAAGTGAGTATCTATGTCCTGGTGGATCCAACCGCGATTTTTTTTGTTCCACTTCTGTTCATGGAAGGGAGCAATCTTTTGGAAATGTGCTTGTAGTTTCCAATACTCAGGAGCAGTGTCATGGAAGAGGAGATGGATCTTTTCACCCACATAGTTAAACAACCTTTCGTTTTCTACGTGCAGTTGTTTAGTTCTAGAACCTGGCCAATTTCCAGTTTCTGGTGGATAGAATCTCATTGCATCTGTGAGTTCCACAATTGCATCAGGGTCCTCAAAAAAGTTATCAACAATAGTTACGGGATACATTACAGTTTACCACCAACGACACCATCATTAACTACTCGACTGGTTTGTTCTCCCCATCCTTCTTGTTCACCTTTGAGATAGAAGCGGGTCATTTTAATACACACATCTTCAGTCAATGCAGTAACAAGTTCACGACCTTCTTTTGTGGCACTATGCCACACACCATACTCTGTTTTATAAACACGGAAGCAATCATCAATCCATTCGTGTTCTGCAATTTCAGGATGCTCACTCATTTAATTCTAATCTCCACGTTTTCTTTAATCGTATTATAGTCAGAAGAAGCGTCGTTGCTATCAGTATGGAAGACCTGATCATAACCAGACTTGGTTAGAATCTTATTCTTGATCTCCAACTGCCTCTTCTCCTTCTGGATCCGTCTCAGGAAAGCGTAGTAGATAATCTGAGTGAAGTATGCAAACGGGTTGCTGGATTTCTCAGGATTAAAGTTTTCAATGTATTGAACGCAGTTCTCAATTCCATCACAAATCATGTCCTCTCTGAACATGTAGTTCACAAAGTTTGGTTTGTATGAAAGGTGGGTTGCAATCTTCAGAAAACACTCGCCAATGTAATTGCTAATAGGAGGGCGTGGTTCACCATTCTCTTTGGCACGAGCACACTCCTTCTTGAACACAACTAGTGCGTCTAAAAAGTCTCTGTTATTGACGTAATGCTCTGATGCTGCTTTTCTTCTTACCATTCATTCCTGGTTTTCATCTGAAGTTATCTTACCAAAACATACGGTCATAGTCAAGGCTTGACAAACACTCATTCCATCAGTAGAATATGAGTGTGCGAGTTCAGAAAGAAAGCTTTAGCTATTAAAGATATCTTCTAGTTTATTTCTAGCTTCTTCTACAGAGGATATTCTTCCTGATGCTTTTGTTACCGTATCCGCGTTGAGTTTCCTCAAGGACATAGCGTAGAACATTTGCACGTCTGCGTCTACTTCAACAATTGTGATGATCTTTTCTTTTGGAATAATAAAAACATCTTCTCTTGAGAACCTCATCCATGGAGATACTTTAGCTCCAAGTTTGTTTCCCATGGTCACTTCTTCAACTTCAATAGGATTCTCTACGATTACGTAGTCTCCATCTTCATCTACAATGTGACAAGCAACAGCAAGAATTTCTTCTCCAGACACTAGTTTTAATGCTGCAAGAAATTCTTGATCCATACTACTCTCTAATTTTGACATCAATAAATTCATAATTAAAGTTTTCTTCATTGTATATTTTTACTCTTTCAACTAAGTGATTAAGTGTGTAGTTTCTCTTTCCACCTTTGCTAATGTCATCAGCAATGTCATAGAGAACTGCTTTTCTTTTATTGGCACCTCTTCTGAGAACGCGCCCAATGCTTTGTAAGTTTCTTACTTTTGATTTTGAAGGGGAGGCAAATACAACATTGTGTAGATTCCTAATGTTGATGCCTGTACTAAATGTTCCGTATGATGCGACGATAATAGCGTTTGATGTAGTCTCTGCGATTTGTCTTACTTTCTCGCGGTCTTCGACTTCAACTCCCCCGTGTACCAAGAAGACCAATCGATCTTCCCCTACCTTGTTATTTATCAGATCGAAAAGTGGCATACCATGCCGTTCAACGTAGTTGAACAACACCAAGGTATTTCCTTCCAAGTCACAAACAAGATTCCGAATGAACTTATTTCTACCCTCATGCTCTACGAGGTAGTCCATCTCCTGTTGGTAACTATCAAAAGATTTTCCGTTATGCTTCAGCAGAAGAACCTTGATCTCAAACTCAGACAGATGCCCTTGCCTAATCAAACTCTCAGTCTTGGTTACTTTATTGACAGCACCAAACACCCCCTCAAGAACAAGGCGGTTGGTGTGTGTACCATCCAGAGTACCTGTGAACCCAACGCGGTATTTGCAGTCATGAAGTTTGTTCATGATATTGGTCAGAGACTTTGCTTTGAAGAGATGTGCCTCGTCTCCAATAACCGCGCCGAAGTCGTTGAAGTAATTCTTTGGTAACTTGTAAATACTTTGCCAGGTTGTGATCACCACGTCCTTCTTAGAGACAGGAGACTGACCACCATAAACCTTATGGCAGTGATGACTAGCGTTCCACCCATACTCCTCAAAGTCCTTGTGCATTTGTTCCACAAGGGATGTAGTAGGAACGACAATCAATGTCTTCAGATTTTTCTTCTCAAAGAATCTGGTGAGGGCATAGATCATTAAAGACTTGCCCGAACCAGTAGGAGATAGAAGCAACTTACGCTTGTGGCGAAGTGCCTCATAGATCCCCTTGTATTGATAGTCCCTAGGTTTGAAAGGAAGATTTAATGTTTTTACGAATTCTCCGACTCCTTCGGGTGTAACGAACTCATCCACTTCTGATGGAAGTCCGTAAAATTGGTTTTCCCGATATACGTATTCGTACCCCCGCTCTTCGCAAAACGAAGTAATGTAAGGGAGAAGACCAACATAAATCTCGCCTGTACCTGGGGAGAATAACTTGATTTTTCCATCCCAGAACCTCTTTCTGTAGGCAGACATGAACTTTGCTTGAGGCACATCGAAGGTGAACTC